AACCATCTATTATCAGAATATGATTTTACTATTTTAGGATTAATCTTTTTTAAGAAATACTTAAATAGTTTAGACGCACCCTCAATAATTTTATAATTTATTTTATTGGAAAGTCTTATATTCGATGAAGGAATCCTAAAATACATTTATCGCCCTATCAAACCTGAGCGTACATGTAATATCCGCCAAATCTGAAGAGCTATAATCCAAACCTCCAAAATCTGCGTCATTCAACTGTGTTCCTTGTAGGACCCACTTCTGAACAACAACACCTGTTGGGTCCAACATCTCTAATTCTATGTCTTTCTTATACCCCGCAGCGTAACCTTGTCTACCCGTCACTGATTCAGAATGTAAACGTACCCACTCCATCAACGCCTGTGTTGCGGACGGTCCGATTGGATCTCTGAATGTCACCGAAATAGATTCCCAGTTAAATCTACCAATTACATAGGTAGATGTATTTAAGAAAGGAATTTCTACTTCCTGACTCGTATACTTAGGTCTTGATGTTGTAGAAACCCACCATTCTTGAATTCCCAATTCGTCTGGGAATCTCAAAATAAACCTATTCTTTCTTAACGGTTCGTAAGGAACAGGCATTCTCATTAATAAATCTGCCATTTTTTATAGTTTTTTAATATTTATTATTGTAAGTATCATTTTTTTTTCTTACCTTTATTAATAAATATCTTAATTTCTAAAAAAATGGAATATAAAAATTTTTTTTTAACAGATAATAAATCAGGAAATAAAACAAGAGAAGATTTTATTAAAAAAAATTATAAAGATATTTTCGATAATATTAATTTATTTGTGGAAAAAAATAAATTAAATGAAGATTTACCTTTCAAAGAAAAGATATTTTTATTTATTCATAATATTTTAGAACAACCAAAATGTGGTAATTTGGTTTATTCTATTTCTTTATAATTATTCTTTTCTTTTTTGTATCTTTTGGATCTGAAGTATCGTAAACAATAAAATTAATTTCGGGATATAAATTTTTTAATTCATCTCTAATTAAATCTTCTACCACTTCTACATTCCCTAAATCGTCATCACTAAATCCAACACTGATACCCTCAAAATCTTCATCATCTTTTATATTAGATATTTGTTGTACCACTCTATCAACAAAACTCTTAAACGCAATTTTCTTTCCTTCTTCGGGGTTTGTACCCACACTTTCTAATCCGAATTGTTTGGCGAACTCTGATGAAGATACTGGATGATAATCTTGTAGATTTAAATATTCATCTATTGATAGACCATTTAAGTTCTCACCCATCTCTTTTCTTTCCACATAACTAAACGCATTATTTATGATTACTTTAATACCTTCTTTAATCGCCTGTGGTGGATTTGATCTGGCGGTAATGATAGAAAAGTCACTACCACTTATTAACGCCTCTTTAAATTTTTGAAAACTAGGACCCATTTTATTTTGGTATAACGCTCTTTTTGTGTCTTCTATAAATGCGTCATAATCTCTAAAATCTTTAAATGATTGTGTAATATCATTATTAAGATATCTAAACTCATTACCTAATTTATGTCTAACACTTCTAAATTGTTCTGTGGAAACTGAAACTGGTACATATGCGTCCGTATTACCAATCCTATAATCTAGATGAATTCTTGTGGGCATAATTAATATGTTATCATCCCAATCAAAAGAATACGCTTTTTTCTTAAACTCTTTTAATAGTTTATATTGTGACTCTGTAAGTTTAATATTCATATATTATAAATATTCTTATAAATAAAAAAACCCATTGTAATGATGGGTTTTTATTTTTTTTAAATTAATTGATTACTATAATTAATAGTCACCCCAAATATCTTTATACTCTTTATTACCTATAAAAACATCTTCATCCCCAACTCTTGATTTTAAATAACTAATATAGTTTTCAAGTTGGTTAACTACTTGTTGTGTTCTTTTTTTTCTTTGTATAGGAGTAACTTGTTTACTTAGTCTTTTTTCTTGTGATAAATAACCAAACTCACCTTGAGGTGTGAAAACATTATCACTGTCACTACCAAAAAAGATATCATCTAATTTTTTTTCTATTGGAAGTTCGAAATCTTCTTCATATTCTTCTCTGATTACCTTTTTTACAATTCTTTGTAAATCAGATTCTGTTAAACTAATTACTTTTCCGGGTTTCTTAATTTTCATAATTTTTATTATTATTGTCTACCTCCGTAATATCTTCTTACGAGATTAGGATTTTTTCTAATATGAACTTTTCCTGTTTCTGGATTTCTTAATTTATCAAAATCTTTTCTTGTTCTTAATTTACGGAATCTTTCATTAGGTATATCACTTCTTTTAAGTTCAGTAAAATCATCAAACTCAAAATCCTCCCAGTCTTCAGAATATTCGGAATTATTATTTTCACCCCAATAACCACTATCTGAATCGTATCTACCCCCATACGGATGTTCGTCTCCTGATGGATCATACCAAGAGTATGTACCACTAAAATCGTTAGGGTTCATATTTCTTTTATTTTTTTCTTCCCTCTATCTTATACCATCATTTCATCATCTGATAAGTGATCAAAATCTGATGGCATTTCCATAGAAGGAAATGAAGATTCTTTAATTACTTTCTTTACAATTCTTTTTAAATCTGATTCTGTTAGAGTAATTACTTTTCCGTTCTTTCTAATTTTCATAATTTTTATTTTTATTATTATTACAAATAAACTAAAATTTTTTAAAGTAAAAAATAATGGGCGGTTACCCACCCATTACTATAAATTATTATTATATATCATCAAAAGATGCCCCAGTGTTAGTGATGTTAAATTCAATTGAAATGAATTCTAACGATCTTGTTGGTTTAATGAAGATTCTACCATTAAGTTCGTTTCTATCAATAGACTCAGGCGTATCATCTAATACCACTCTAAAGTCAGTTAAACCTCTCTCTTTTCTAATGTTATCCAAAATTGGGTTAACCAAACTTAAGAACTGATTTCTTACAACATCATCATTTTGTTCGAATAACAATCTGATTGACACCGCAGAAATAAGTTTTCTCGCTTGTAACAACAATCTTCTAACATTAATTCTGTTAAGAGCGGTTTCTTTAACTTGTAAAGTTTTATTACCGAAGATTACAACTCCTACATCTGAGAATGTCGCCATTGGGTTAATTCTTCCTTCATATAAGTCATCTCTATCATCTAATTTAAGTTTCACTCTCGCTTTGATTGCGTTTGTTGTACCTCTATTCAAACCTGCCGCTGCGAACCAAGGGAACGCTACGTTATCCGTAAGGGCGATGTTTCTCATAACTTCTAATGTAGGTGGTAACCATACATATCTGTTATTTTCTGTATCATTCATCTGTAACCATGGCCAGTATGTAGCGGAATAGTTAGAGTCGATTCCTGAATCTTCTATAATCTCTACCGCTTCTGATGGTGTTAATGCTTGTCCGTCATCATCAGTATCGGGTGTTGTGATTACATAAAGTGAATCCGCTCTATCAACCTCTATCACATCTACTGCGTTTTCAATCAAACTGATATTGTCTCTTAAATCGATACCTGGTGTTGCGAATACATTAATGTTAACCGCTTCAGGGTTGTTATAAGTGTAAATACCATCTAAGTATGCGTAGTAGTCAGAAGTAATACCATCATCTCCTTCAGATGTTACGTAAGTAGAGAATGTTCCGTTTGTTAAACCTATAGAACCTTTAGATCCTGTCTTAGTATAATTGTCACCATTAGTTCTTTGAGTTCTATACTCATCCCATCCGTCCCATCCACCAAATGATGTGAATGTGAATTTTCTCGCCGCTAACTTCTCATAAGGTCCACCTAATAATCCTGCGTCTGTTGTGAACGCTGAAACACCAACTTGTAGTGTAGGAACGTAACTATCATTTCCTAAATCAACTGTCGCACCATTTGCGTTTACATCTAAGTGGAATCCATCAGTTTTACCTGTGAATACTCCGTTGTTAACTGCGTTTTTACCTTTGTAGTCGAAGAAGTCTTGATCAACTCCGATACCTGAATTTAAACCTAAATAAGTTTTTCTTAATTTAGAAGTATTAAAGTCTGTGTATTCTGTTTTATATTCTATCTTAGGTGCTAACGAAGTTCTATTACCAATATAAGTTCTATTAAGAACACCTTCAAATCCTGCGGGAAAGTGGTTAACTAAATCTGGGTCATCTAAATAAGATGAATCAATATCCCTATCATAAAATTCAACCATAATATATTTACTTCTCAATGGATATTCACCATCGTTAGTACCTATTTTCCTTCCAATGAACCCCGCACTATTTACATCTAAATTCAACGAAGAGAATTTTTCGATTACAGATGGATTAGCATCTGAATCATTAAAATTTCTAACTAATAAATCAAATGTTTTATCATCTGGTTTAATGTTAATGATTGAGAATTTAACGTCTTGGTTCGCTGCATTACCATCAGAGATAGTTACAAATCTAAATAGTCTTTGTAATGTTGCACCTGTACCAGTACCTTTTAATTCTGAAAGTACCCAAGGTGATGTTGCAGATTTCCATTGTTCTTTATAGTCTGATAAGTTATTTGTTGCGTCTCCCGATATACTATTGAAAGTTACGTCTAAACCTCTAACTTGACTTTTAG